AAGATATGTTTATAAATGAAACAAGGGAGTTATATATTCATAATATTTATCTTGATTATTCTAAATTTATATCAATATAATCATAAAGATATAACAAAGATAAATACTGTTGAAACAAGACAAGATACTGTTGTTATAAGGGATACGGTAAAGATTGATAAACCAATACCAATATATATTAAATCGGAACCAGATACATTATACATTCCAAGCATTGATTCAACGGTAACAATTGACAAAGAGACCAAATTATACAAGGACTCGTTATACGAAGTACAAGTGAGTGGAATTAGACCAAACTTGGATTATATCAATGTTTATCCTAAAACGACATATATTACTAAAGAAAAAATTTCTTACGTAGAAAAAAAGAGACGTTTCAATCACGGCATTCAAGTTGGTGTTGGATGGGGTCTTGTTAATAGAAAGCCAGATGTTTTTGTAGGATATGGTTTTCAGTACAGCTTTTAAATAATATTATACATAGTGGATTTTATGAAATGGACATATTACAATTAATTTTAGCCAGCATTGGAAGCATAGTTGCATTTGTGCTTTCAAAAGAATTTTTTATACCTCAAATTATAAATCTTATTTCTTGGTTAAAGAAAGAAAAAAACGAGACTGAGAATAGAACGTTTGATGTTGGGCAAGAGGTGCACAAGATGAAAATGAATGAGAATGAATACTATGAAGAGACATTTAACACGTTACTAGGACAAATAAGTTCACTTGAAGACCAGTTGAAAGAATACGCAAAAGAATTGTCAGCTTTGAGAGGTGAGATTTTACAACTTAATGCCAAGCTTTACAACAAGGCAATGGTAATTGTTGAACTACAGAAGAAATGCTGTGCGAGAGCTGAATTTTGTGAAAAACGAGAATTTTGTGAGAATAGCATAAAGAAACTTGATGAAGAAAATTAAATGTATTTCCAAGTGTAACCTTTGTGTGTTTTCAACTTGCCATTGCAACAAGATACAATATGACTTTGGTGAAATCCATTTCTTCCAGCTTCTGCCGTTGAAGGGAATATCATAACAAGCTTTTCATCTTTATACGCACCTACTTGTTTGCTTAGTGCTTTTGATACTCTTGCATTTCTACTTCCAAAGTTGCAATTCTCTTTTGGGGTCATAAGATTGAGGTTCTCAAAAAAACGATTATCTGTTTTATCCTCGTTCCGATGATTTACTTGAAGACCTTCAGGAATTGGTTCACCGCTAACGGCTTCATATACGACTCTGTTCAATCTGTACCATTTTGATTCTCCTTCATTATCGGAAAGACGAACTTGTTGATAACCATCTTTTGTTGTATGAGGTTTTAAAAACTTTTTTCTTGAATAGCTCCAAATGCGTCCATCTTCGTAAACTTCGTACTTTGTAAAATTTTTAAACATAATTAAATCAATTTTTGCAAATATACTAAAAAAAGTTAAAAAACCAAATTATAATGAAACTTTCAAAGAATTTTTCTTTAAATGAGCTTACATATTCAAGCACAGCAAATTATCACAAGGTGAATAATACACCAGATAGATGGGAGCTTGAAAACTTAAAGAAACTATGCAATGAAGTATTGCAACCAATAAGGGATAAATGGGATGATTCAATATTTATTAATAGTGGATTCAGAAACCCAATAGTTAACAGATTGGTAAAAGGCAGCACATCAAGCCAACATCTAAAAGGAGAGGCGGCAGATATTACAGTGGGTTCGAAATCTGGAAACAAGAAGCTTTTTGATATGATTCTTCAAATGATTGAGAATGAAGAAATAACTGTTGGACAAATAATCGATGAAAAGGACTACAGTTGGATTCATATCAGTTTGCCCTATAAGAGGGTTAACCAAATACTTCATTTAAAATAACGATATTACACGGTTCTGCACTGGGCACTTTTTCGCTACCAATAACACATCTAGTCGGACTGTATTTGGGGGAGAAGAGGTGAACTTCTCCCCATTTTAATGATGATAAATTTTTATAACTATGATAAAACGATTATTCAAATGGTATTGCATTAAAGCAATGGAAACAGACTTTGTTACACCTAGTTGTACGATTCCAGTTAGATATATAATGAATTTCTAACTGGATTTTTTTATGCAATAAATTTTACTTTTTTATGCGTATGTTAATAGTAAAAGTGGAAAATAATGGCAAAACGTAAAAGATTATATGAAGTTACACCAGATTCGTTGGTATATGCGATAAGTCTTGTGGAGTTTCCAGCCATTGAATCAAACTTTGTCTATTTGTCAGAAGAGAAACCGATACAAGTATGTTTGGAGCAAGATGAAAAGCATATGGTTTTCGGTGCTGTATTAATTCCAGATAAACCAATATACAGATATAATCAAGAGGAAGAATTTTATATAAGATTCCCAAAGGAAACGATTGAGGTATTGGCTCACGAATATTTGCAGAATGACAACATATATTCATTTACCCAACAGCATAAAGAGATTGCTGACGGTGTTAGTGTTATAGAGAGTTGGGTAAAGACTAGTGAGAATGACAAGTCAGTTGATTTGGGTATTGATGCACCTATTGGTACTTGGTTTGTTGGTGCTAAGATTGACAATGAATCGATATGGCAAGGAATAAAGGATGGTGAAATGAAAGGTTTTTCTGTTGAGTCATTCTTAAACTTTGATGAAATAATGATGAATAAACAAGAAGATAAAAAAATGACTGAAGAAAAATTAGAGACAATTGAGGTTAATGAGTCATTTTGGATGCGTATTGCTGAAATCATCAAGAATGCTTTGAAGAATCCAGAAGTTCCAGAATTGGAAGCGCAAGTAACATCTGCTCAAGTAATTGATGAAATGAAAGAGGAAGTTGCAAAGGAAGAAGAGGAAGTAATTGTTGAGGAAATCCCTTATGATGAAACTCAGATTCAAGTTGCAGAGGAACCAGAGGTTATAGCTGAGGAAGTTATTGAAGAGGTTGTTACAGAAGCTCCAACAGAAGAGGAAGCAAAGGAAGATTTGCAAGGTGTTATTGATGAGTTGAACAAACGAATTGACGAATTAAACGCAAAGATTTCTGAACTTGAGTTTGAGAATCAGAAATTAAGTAAACAACCAAGTGCAAAACCAGTTAACGTTAAGGGATTGATTGGTGGAGACAATAAGTTTGAGAGAATGCTTTCAATTATGAATGGAAGTGCATTCAAATAAATATAAAGAAAAATAATTCAAATAAATAAAAGATAATAAGATATGGCAATTACAAACTTTGTTGCGCCTGAGAACATTACATATAAAGGCAAAGAGGCAAATGAAATAATGTCAAAACCAATCTATGAAAGTGATTTATATGGTTACGGAATCACTTACAGACCTGGTGTTAAAGGTAAGGAGCAATTGATTATGGGTGAAGTTAGTGATTTATTCCAAACTTACACTTGTGCATTCTCTCCTAACGGTGAGGTAAATCTTTCTGAACAGTGGATTGAGCCTTTCACAATGAAAATCAACTTACAAGAATGCTATGACAAGTTCTGGCCTTCATTTATGGCTGAGGAAACTCGCAGAGCATATGTTGGTGAAACTAACATTCCACGTACTTTCTTCCAATGGTTCTTCGATGATATGTTAGTTAAGGAAATGAAGAAAGAGTATGAGGAAATCTTCTGGAATGGTGACACTGCTAAGACTGGTATCTTAGCTCTTGGTGACGGTGTTGTTAAGAAGATTGCTGAAGGTGGTAAAGCAAAAACTGTTGCTGGTGCTGTTCTTACCGTTGACAACATCTTAGACCAAATCACTGCTGTTGCTGCTCTTGCTGACATCAACGTTGACGATGCAGATTATAAGATTTACATCAACAAGGGTCAAATAAAAGTCTTAAAGACTGCTCTTGGTAATGAGAAAATCTTCAACAACTATGTATGGAACAACTTCACTAAGGAAGGTGAAAAGGTATATGCATATGGTTTTGAGGTTGTACCTTGTAGAATCGCAAAAGACACTATCTTGCTTGCTCCTAACAAGAACTTGGTATTGGGTTATGACTTGGAATCTGACCAAACTGCATTCCAAATCTTAGACCTTTCTCAAGTAACTGGTGACAATGAGTTCAGAGTTATTGCAATGTGCAATATGGCTGTAGGTGTTGTTTATCCAGAATTAATGGTTATTTCAAAACCTGAGTAATTTTAAAAATAATTCAATTTAAACAATAATATATAATATGGCAAAAGATACAACTTGTTTGTTAAGCAGAAACCTTACAAAAGAAGACTTTTGTGGTTATGCGTTAAAACAGATTACTGACATATACTTAGCAAACTATACTCAAGTTGGTACTGAACTTACAACTGCTGCTGGTTCTGCAATCGGTGAAAGTGGTTACATTGTGAATGCCATTACTGGTGACACAAAATGGTATCACGTTGAGCCAGCTAAGGATTCAAGCTCTTATAATGATGACCTTGTTATTGGTGGTAACGGTTCAAAATATCGTACTCACACAATGACATTCTCTTTCAACTCTGCATATTCTGAGGACGTTGCAATGGTACTTGATAAGTTATCACTTGGTCGTTTCGTTGCAGTATTGAAGTTGTCTGACGGTAATGGTGTTATGCTTGGTCGTTTGACTGGTCTTGAAGCATCAAGCGCAAGTTCTCTTTCTGAGGCTGCTGCTGACGGTCAAAACGGTATTACAATTACTTTGGAATGTAACACTGTAGAACCTGCATTACCTTTAAGTGCTGATGCTCTTGAGGCTGTAATGGCTTCTAATGTAGAAGGTGCTTAATTAATTTAAGAAATATTTTGATAAGGGGAAGGATTTAATCCTTTCCCTTTTTTTTGCTTAATAATATGTTTATGTTAAAAAAACAATATATATGAATATTTGGCAAAACATAACAAGCATTGTTAATAATAACTTGGAATTTACAAAGGTTAAGTACAAGAAGGTTACAGACGATGCAAAAGGTTATATATATTTTGATGATGGTAAAGGTGCTGACTGTATGGTGGATATGGCAATACGCTATTTATTCTATCTGAGAGAACCTACAGAAGAGTATTATACATCATATCCTTTATCTAGTGGTCAAGTGGTTGAACTAGATACACCAATGAGAATATCCACGTACACAAAACTTGATGCTGTTAATAACTATTTGTTCTGGGCTGATGACCCAACCTATGAAGAACCACCTTCAGATGAAGACAATGTTCCAACTGAAACAACAGTAATAAAAATTACATCAACTGAATTAAGGTTAAGGGAAAAGGAACAAGTGAGACCCACAGACCAAACACAAGAATGGACTGATACTGGAAACTTTAGGGATGATGCAGAATTCGATGTTACAACAGATGATTGTTCTTGTGGAATACTTTTCAGATGGGTTTCTGTTGGTGAGATATGTGACGGTGTTAATGTTTGTGAGAAGTTACAGTTCCAAAGGAAAAGTGATTGCAATAGCGAATGGGAAGTATATCAACCAGAAATATATAAGGTTGGTGAAGTTATTGAATATGATAGTGGAATCTGTGGAACACACGAATATAAAGAGGATTGGCTTGATGATGTGCTATGTGGAAGCTACATAAATACAGAGTACGACAAGAATTATGACGCAACCACAAAGTACAAGATTAAAGTACCGTTCATAAAGAAAAAGACAGATGAAGAATGGACACAACTCAATTGCAAGACAATAACAGATGTTGAAGTAATAAAGACCAATTCGTTTGAATGTGGATGGGAAGGAACAAGGATAACATACGAATATGACAATGACTTGTGTGGTGATGTGGCAATGGAGAAATATCCAGAATTAAATGATTTGACATCAACAAATAAATATGATGTTACCATAACACATTATTGGCATACAGAACCATATCCTACAAATACGGACGATATGACAGAAGATGAATGGGTATGGACTGAAACAGCAACCACATATTCAGCAAAGGTAAGTGAAACAAATAGTTGTGATTGTGGTTATTATTATCTTCAACTTGATAAAACTGAAGAATATGCTTGTGGTTTAACACTTGGAGAACAGTACACGGAAACAACAATGTACATTAAGTATATTGAGAACAAGTATTGTGGTGGAAACCTTCTTGAACCAACTGGAGTTGAGGAATGGTTTGTATATGATAGAACATCTTGTGAATGTGGTTATAGGGTAACAGCAACAACAACAGAATATGATTACACATATGTATGTGGTGATACTCTTGGTGATGATTATGACGATGGTTATATATATTACAAAAAGATTGACAAGACATACAGACAATGTGTTGATGGAAGCAATCAAGAGTTGATTGACACACAAGAAACATATATTAAAGCAACACACTCAACAACATCAGTTACAACTTGTGTATTGAATGAAGAATATAACGCTTACATTGATAAACTGGAAACAATATACAGAACTTATTATGATGAGAATGATAAAGTCTATAAGATTGTTGAATGTGGTGGAAATAATATTGTTATAGGTACAATTTCAACAGTTAAATCACCAGATTGCGGTTGGTCTGATAAGTGGGAAGTAAGCGGTTCTGTGTGCTGTGGTAACTTGGAGCTTGAACCAGCTATTTTGACAATAACAGAAACAAGTGGTGATTGGATAAGGAACAAATATCAATTCACTTCCAATGCTATATCTCATAATTATTCAACAACACAAGTAATCAAGTTCACGTTGTCAAGAGACGCTCGTATAGAGTTACATTATGACGTAAGCTCAGAAGGAAGTTTTGATAGATTCTATTACAGTGAAATTGATGGAACGTCAGCAACACTTGGTGGATGGGCAGGACAAAAAATTGGTATAGTAACATTATATGCAACAGCTGGAGAACACTCAATAATTCTCAAGTATACAAAGGACGGTTCATATTCAGAAGGTAGAGACAATGTTATAGTTACCCTTGGTATTGCTGATAAGCAATGTACTGAATACGGAAAGTATAACTTGGAAGTATATCGTTATTCAACTGATAGCGGTCAGACTTGGGTGACAAAGGTACCAGAGGAATACAGATACGGTGCTATGATTGAATCCAAAAGTGAAGAGTGTGGATATATACCAACATTGGAACATTGGGTTCTTGTTTGTCCAGACATAACATATGACACTGCACAAGAAGGTGATGAATGTACAATATGTGCATCTTACAATGGTGCTCCAACGATGTTTGCGATAGAAAAGAAACAGTATTCAATTGACGGTGGTAAGACTTGGATTGATGTTACACCACTTGAAACACGTACAGAGAGAATATTGAAATGGAAAGCTGATAAGTGTGGTTACACTGGAGATACCTTTGAATACCGTTGGACAGACACATATTGCAACGGAACAAATCTTTTGGGAACACGAACAACATTTGTATCAAGTGATAACGGAAAGACTTGGAGCGAGGTTGAAGGAACATCAATAATTGCTTTGAAAGAAGAGAATTCAAGTGAATGCCAAGATGAAGGGACTGAATAAGTCCCTTCTCTTTTTTTGTCCAATAATATGTTTATAACAAAAAATAATACAATATGGCAATAAGCAATTATTTGCAGACTTGTGAATATAAACTTGGTGGATTAAAGCCATTCATTTATGTAATTCACAAGAATGCATTGAAACTTAACATAAAAGCAAAGGGTATTGAGGTAAACTTTAACAAGACAAAGGAATCTGATGTTTACAAGATTGAAGCTCAAATGGTTACATATGAACAACAAGAAACATATGCAAACAAGTTCAGATTTGACAGTTCTGTTAAGGTGTTGATTAATGAGCAATATAAAGAACCGTTTTTCTATGGTTTGAGAACATTAAGAACAAACCAATACTATATTATAATTGAAGACAAGAAGGGTATACAGTATTTGGTTAATCCAGAACTATATACCAAGATGACCTATGAATATACATTCACTGACACGGTTGACAATCATAATTCGGTTGAAATAACTTGGAATAATCTTTCAAACTTCCCTTTGTTAATCTTCAAGGAAAGGGTTGAATCAAACCTTCTATTGCTTGGAGAGGAATGCTTTTATACAATTGGTAATGCATATAACTTGGTGATGACAAGATTCCAAGACTTGCACACAAAGGATGATGGTGTAAAGGCTGAAGAAATATATGTTGATGACATTGAAAAGCTTAAGGAAGTGCAATACCTTAAGGAGAGTTTTACATTAACGGAAATGTATGACGGTAACAAGTTTACAACAGAATTGGTGTTTTCAATACCATTGTCAGACCACCAGTTTGAATGGGCATATGACCTATTGGAGTTTAAGGACAATACATATAAGGGACTTGTTAGGACAACCAATGACAATTATTTGTTATTGGGCAATGAAAATGGATTGTTTCCTTCGTATACAATAAGAACAAGTGAAGATGATGGAACATTGAATACAATAGAATTCAAATTCACGCATATAAGCCAATATCCAATATTGTATACGGATGAGATAAAACAGTACAAGTGGGTTCCAGATGGTGAATTGTGTTTTGGATTTGACAAGTACCAGATGTTGAGACAACAGTATTCCAAGGATTGGGGTGAGACTTGGGTTGATACTGACCCAATTGTAAAAAAAAAAGGTGATGTAATAGCAAGCAATACGGATGAATGTAAGGAATACAGATGGGTTGATGATGATTTATATTGCCAAGAAACAGATACAATATATGTAAAATGGCTTGAAACAGAAGGACAATTCCTTTGTGAAAACGGAAACAAGTATTCCAAGTTAAGGAAATATGAGTCAAGTGATGACATTACATACACGGCAAAGGAAGAATATGCAAAGGGAAGAATAATAGAATCAAACAGCACTGATTGTACATATATTGCAGTAAGATGGGTTGACGGTGGAATTGGATGCTATGAGGTTGATGAATCAAAGACATATACAGTTGATACTGGAGATACCTATTGCAAAGGAACAAGCCTATACATCAAGGTTGTTGAATTCGTTACACATAACGGAGAAGATTACTTTGAATATGACGGTGGTGCTGAACGTATTGTAGAAGAGAACTGTTGTGAATGCGGTTACAAAGAATATATATACAGATGGAATGGTGAATATGTTTGTGGTTTTGAGCTAAATGAACCAAATGCAACAAGGCTTACAATCAATTCATATGAAGGAAGTTGGGGTGTTAATGGAAACACATTTACATCAAATTCAATTAGTAATAGTCAAACAACAGTACAGAGAATATATTTCCAATTGTTAAAACCAAGCGATTTAATATTTGATATTGTACAAAGTTCAGAATTGGATTATGATTACTTGATAATAAGCAATTTAGATTCAAGCGCTCAAAACACGTCATCAAGCGGTTTAAACTTCTGCAATTGGAAGGGAAAAACAAGCGGAACAACAGCAATGACAATATCAGATTCCGATGAGCATTTCATTGAATTAATGTACAGAAAGGATGGTTCACAAAGTAATGGAAGTGACAATGTGATTGTTACATTAAGAGTTGAAAATGAAATGTTGTATGACGATGAAAAGACATATGAGGTATGGAGAGAAATTGAAATATGCTCAAATGAAGAAACTGGAAACATTGAATATCGCAATCCAATTGAATCTTGTGATTGTATTGAAGGTGAAAAGGAATGGAGATTCAATGATGAATACGCTTGTGGTGAGGACATTGGTCAAGTGATGGGAATGAAGTATGAGGTATGGAGAGAATGGAAGCTATGTGAACTTGATGGTTCTGTAACTGAAACTGGAAACATCGAATATCGCAATCCTCAGAAGTCAGATGATTGCCAATTGGTAGTATATCAATGGAGAGAGGAAGATGATGATGTATGTGGAAGTGCATTACCAGATAATACAACTGAGGTGAGTGAGGCACCAGATTTAAATGTAGATTTTGAATAATGAATGAATTTGGAAAATATAGATTATTTAGAAAATATGTTTCATCAGATGGGGTGAATTACACCCCATTGGATGAATACCAAGCGTTGCTTGTCGAAAATAATAGTTGTCAATGTGGTTATAGAGAGTTGGAATACAGATGGGATGGAGAATATAAAGAAGAAACGTTTAAGAAATATGAAATATGGAATGAATATTCATTTTGTCCAACAGACAGTTCATATGATGAGTTGACTGGAAACGTTGATTATCGCAATCCAATAGCTGCTGATGGTGTTATGCTTGCAACATATAGAGGTAACGGAACAAGTTATGTAGAGTTGTGTTATAAAGATGATTTTTTTCAAAGTATGGTGATTGACAACGTTGAACTAAAAAATAAATACAAGCAATGGAAATTTAATAATACTGATATAAATGAAGTTGCATTTTTGGATGTAACAAGTATTGGTACACAAGCTTTCAATGGTTGTGAAAATTTAAAATCAGTTATAATTCCAGACGGTGTAACAAGTATTGGTGATGATGCTTTCTTAGGTTGTAGTGGTTTAACATCCGTTACAATTCCAGACAGTGTAACAACTATTGGTTCTTATGCTTTCACTGATTGTAGTGGTTTAACTTCAGTTGTAATTCCAGACAGTGTAACAAGTATTGGTGAGTATGCTTTCCTAAAGTGTGGAAAATTAACATCTGTTACGATTGGTAGTGGTGTAACAACTATTGGTATTTGGGCTTTCCGTAGTTGTAGTAAATTAACTTCAATTACTTGTTATGCGACAACAGCACCAACACTATATGGTTATTCCTCCGTTTACTTGCCAAAAAATGGAATATTAAAAGTTCCTAATGGAAGTGATTATAGCAGTTGGCTTAGTATATTAGGTAGTACTTGGACAATAGAATATATTTAATAAGAAACAATTATGAGATATATAAGATATAAAATAGAAAAACAACAGATTAATTTCCTCAATTGCAATGACATTGATGAATGGATTGACACTTGTCATACACGAGATACTGAATTCATTGATGTATGCCTTGGTGATTGTGAATGTGGTTCAACAAGTGGAAGTGGAAGTACTAGCGGTGATACAAGTGGTTCGACAAGTGGAAGTACAAGTGGTTCAACAAGTGGTGATACAACTGTTGGTTGTACAATACGTACAACAGTTCAAGGCAATGGAAGTGAAGAGGTAAATTTGTGGTATGACACTTATTACAGAGAACCAACTGAAAAGATGTTGATTGATGGTGTATCAGTTAATACTGGAACAACAAAATACGTCTTTAATGACAATGAAATACATACAGTTGATTATGTTGGAGTACCGAATATCAGTCAATTTTTTAGAGACAGTGACATTATAACAGCATATTTTCCAGACTGTGAATATGATGAGTTATTTTACACGTTTAATAATTGTGCAAAATTAAAGGAAGTTACACTTCCAAGCACTTTGATAAGGATTGGAGAAAGTTCATTTTCTGATTGTGAAAGTTTAAGTTCAATTACAATACCTATAGGTGTTACACGAATTGGTTCTTGTGCATTCGGTGGATTAGGAGGTGGTATATTGTCATCAATAACTTGTCTTGCACCAAAAGCACCAACTATATATAATTGTCTAGGTGAATTTAATATTGCTGTAAGAAACGGCATATTAAAAGTTCCACAAGGAAGTGATTATAGCAATTGGTTAAGTCTATTACCTAATGGTTGGACAATTGAATACTTATAAAAATATGTTCATATTAAAATGACAATATGGCTAGAATATACAAATTAAAACAAGGGGTTGTTGTGGAAGACAATGAAGGTCATATATTCAATTTTCCACTCAACTCCTTAATATTGGCAGCAGAAGAAAAAAGTGATATGGTCAACTTTAAATTAAAGAGTTACAGACGCACAATAATGTCAATAAATTATAAGACATTCACACAACCCACGGCATCTTCTGCTGAGGAATTATGCAAAATAATCCAAGATAAAATAATACACAACATATGATTAAGATTACAGACACGAATGACGGTATAAGGGTGGAAGGTGAAGAGGTATCAAGACACTATCCATATACTGGAGTACTTGTCATTCCAAAGAATTCAACACTTGTCATCCTTGATGAAAAAAGTGAAATGGTTGTGTTCAAGTCATCAGCAAACTATGATACTTGGTTTACTGGAATACTTGGTTCTATATACATTGAAGACGAAATTGTTACGAGAGAGAATATAATTGAGAAATTCAACGCAATCAGCAACGTTCTTCCAAGTGGTGGAAGTGGTGGAAATGTTGACCTTTCTGACTACTACACAAAGGAAGAAGTTGATTACCTCATTTCAACAGTTGATGGTGAAGGTGGTGTTGGGTGTTGCGCAACAATACTTAACAATCAATCAAACATAATTTCAATGCTTGAAAGCTTAACAAATGACAAGGTATTGATAAACAATATGTTGGATGCAATCAATAATGAAGAGTTGAATTGTGATTATCCAGAGGAAACACTTCTCAATGAGATAATCGATGAAGAAATAACTTGTTAAAAACAAAAATAAAACAATGGCAGAATGCACAATTTATGATAAACTAAGATATATTGCAGAAACAAAAGACTTAATAAAAGCTGCAATAGAAGCACAAGACGTTGAGGTATTGGAATCTGCAACATTTCGTCAATATGCTGAATATATAACCGAAATAAGAAAGGTTTCCAGTGTTAACGGAATGCAAGGTGACGTTACAATAACAGCAGAAGACCTTGGTGCATTAACAGCAATTCCAAGCGAATATATCACGGAAACTGAATTAAACGAAAAAGGCTATTTAACGGCTGTTCCTGACGTTTATATAACAGAAGGTGAACTATCTTCCCAATTGGCTGACAAAGTGTCTCAGAATGACTTAAATGAAGCTATAGAGGGTGTTAGAAATGATATTCCAACCAATGTATCAGAATTGACAAATGACAGTGGTTATATTACATTGGATGAAGTTCCAAAACAAGACTTGAGTGGTTATGCTTTGAAGACTGATATTCCAGATATATCTGTTAAACAAGACAAGCTTACAGCAGGAAATGGCATATCCATCACGGACAATGTAATATCACTTGACTATGAATATGACCTATTTGAGGTTGTTCAATCACTTCCAACTGAAAACATTAGTGACAATAAGGTATATCTTCTTCTTGATTCAAATGGTAGTGAAGGAAATACATATGTTGAATATCTATATGTTAATGGACAATGGGAAGAACTTGGAAAATTCAAGGTTAACATTGATTTAAGTGGTTATGCAACTGAACAATGGGTTAATGAACAAGGATTCCTAAAAGAACATCAAGACATTAGCAACCTTGCAACCAAAGCAGAACTTGATACAAAGCAAGATGTGATAAGTGATTTGGAGTCAATAAGAAGTGGTGCATCAAAGGGTGCAACAGCATTGCAAGAGGTTCCAGACACATATGCATTGAAGACTGACATACTATCAGCAAAGACAGATACAAGGTACACAACATATGATGTGCAGAATCCAGTATTAAGTGGTAATACAATTGTATTGCAGAATGAGGTTACAGACTCACGCAAGTACCATACATTGGGTTTTAATAGTACTACAAAAGTCAATGTTCCAGTTACAAAATACATTAATATAACAGGAAGTTACTATGGAGAACCATCAATTGACACAAATGTTGAAAATGGTATTGATTTTAATGTTGGTAGTTATGGCGCTTTCCTGGATGGCAACATACCTTTGGAACTTGATAAAATTAATGAAGTAACCAACATTTTGCATTACGTAGTATCATATTCAGAAAGAGATTCAGAGAATACTGTAACTGGTGGTGGTGAAACAGTTATTGTTGATGTTACATATGACCCAAATACGAAACTTTTGTCAATTCCAGAAGATGGATTTTCATTTGCTCAGATTACAAGAACAGACACAAATAAATATCTTTTTGGTGGTGGTACTGATGGTACTGAATATCTAGAAAATGGACAATGGTATTATAATTTTGAACAAAATCCATTGCAAGAAGGTGCAAGTTTAGTATGGCATCCATATTATAGTTCAAATTTGTATTGGGATTACTCTGTCACAATAAACGGTCTTTTTAATGAAGAAAGCGATGTAACAACAGATGATAAACCACATCTTTTGAATGATTATATACGTTATTCAAATAATGTTAAGGCTTACATACTCACGGATAAGAACACCACATTCAAGACAATCAATGGTGAAGAGATTACTGGTAATGGAAACATAGAAGTTGCTGCAAATGTTGACCTTTCTGACTATGCAACCAAAGAAGAATTGAACGCAAAACAAGATGTAATATCTGATTTGGAAACAATAAGAAGTGGTGCTGAATTGGGTGCTACTGCATTGCAATCAGTTCCAGACACATATGCATTAAAGACTGATATTCCAGACATCACGACAAAACAAGATGTAATATCTGACCTAGAAACAATAAGGAGTGGTGCTGCAAAAGGTGCAACAGCGTTGCAATCAGTTCCAGATACATATGCGTTGAAGACTGACATACCAGACATCACGACAAAGCAAGACAAATTGGTTAGTGGAACAAACATCAAGACAGTTAATGGAACATCTTTATTGGGAGCTGGTAATATAACAATTGAGAGTGAAAAAACTGACCTTTCTGATTATTATAACAAAAGCCAGACAGATGCGTTGGTTAAACCAAAACTAGAACAAGTTACATTAACCCAAGCAGAGTATAATGCTTTGACTTCAAAAGAAGATAATGTATTATATGTTATAAGTGATGCTGTTGTTATAACTGAATGGGTTGGTACACAAGCAGCGTATGATGCTCTTGAAACAAAAGATAATAATACAACATATTACATCACGGAATAATTATGAGCATTATAAAAAACGGAAAAAATATAATTGGGGTGTACAGAGGTAGCACCCCAATTTCAAAAATATTTAAACATAACAATTTGGTTTATCAGTTTGGTTCAACTGGTGGTACTGAAACCTATAATCTTGAACTAGATTTAACTGATTTTGGTTATGGTTATGGTAAGTTTGAATTGAATAACACAACATATTCACCAACCACAACACCATATAAGTTAAACTTTACAGATGAATTAACATCATTCAGTTTGATGAACAGTAATGTAACCAAAATTATAAGTTTTCCCAACACAAGCAAAGTTAAATCACTTAATAGCGTATTTGCATACGCACCAATTACAAATCTCAATGTGAAAGATTGGGATTTAAGTGGTGTGGAAGAAATCAATTTTGCATTTTCTTATTTGCAAAAATGTTTCCGTATAAATTTTAACACAGATATTTTAAAAGGGAAAACATCAGCACAAGGTTTGTTTGGTGGGTGCAAACTACTAGAAACAGTTAATACAAATGTGATTGTGGATGGTGTTATATTGGGTGAAAGCACTAGTGGCATAACCAATGCAAATTATATGTTTTATGATTGTAAAAAAATTCCATCTGTAACTTTATCTACTAATCGTATAACAAATGCAAGTCATATGTTCGATGGTTGCAGTAGTTTAACTAAAATCAATGGTGGTGCTTGGAAAGGTGTGACCGATGCAAGTTATATGTTTGCCAATTGTAGTTCGTTGGATATGAATTTGTTTGATACAAATTCTGTGTTTTGGCAAAATTTAATTTCCAGTAATTGCACAAATATGAGTGGAATGTTTAATGGATGCAACTTTGGTCATTCAAATATAAAATTTCCTAGTAGTTGGCAAGTTAACTATGTGACAGATATGTCATATTTGTTTAGAAATTCAAGTCTTGGTGACTTTTCAAGACCAAGTAACTGGGATTGGTGGCGATGCAGTAATTTTTCACATATGTTTGAGGGTAATCCAATGAATAACATTTCATTAAATGATGCTGATTGGGCAAGTGCCACTGACTTTTCATATATGTTCAAGGATTGCTGGAATTTGAATACTGTTAGCTTTGAAAATGCATATAATTTAACTGGAGTTACAAACGTTGAAGGAATGTTTGAAGGATGTACCAATTTGCAAGTTGTATATTGTTCAGACTGTGATACTTACAATATCATTAAACAAGGTCTTGAATCTAGTGGTTTGGATAGCAGCATAATACAAGGTTGTGATTGTGGTGACAGTAGTGGTTATTCTGTTTTATCATTCATTATGAATGATTACGCTGGTTCTTCATATGGTATTAATGGTTATTCATACAGTTTCTCATCAAATGGTGAAAATGAATTATACAGTGCTTCAACACAAGATATGAGAAGTATGGCTGGAAACGAAATAACTAGTCTTTCATTTAACGGTGGAATCAAACAGTTTGTTGCAATTCCATCAATAAGCACCTTAAATGAATTGGAATTTGGTTATCTTGACGTTGATTTGATTGATTTATCAAAGAGCAATTTGAATAACTTAACAAGATTTAATTTATATGGTTGTAGTTATCTTAAGCATATAGACTTGTCAAACTGGACTTCTTTCAATGTATATGACTATAACTTTTTTTCAGACTGTTCTTATTTAAAGTCTGTTAAGATGTTGAATTGTTGTGAAGAAGCGATACAGTTTGTAAGAGATAGATTGTCAAACAATGGTATTGATGCGGTTGTAATAACAGAAGAAAACAACACGTATTTGTCTTTGGATTACACAAGCACACCAATATGGTATTATATCGATGGAAATTCGTATAATGCAGAAGGCAATGTAACTGATTTATCTTCAAATATGTATGACGGTTGTTCTGTCTATGATATGTTCGGATACAATGATTATCTTAAAACTGTGTATACAATGCCATCATTAAGCGGAACTACTAGTCATTATGGTATATTTAAAGGATGTGGTGGTTTATTATATCAAGATTTGTCAACTTGGGATTTTGATTTTAATAACGGAGACCAAGATATTAGCTCATTCTTTAACGGAAACTATAATTTAGTGTGGGTTAACTTCAGTGGTTGGAATTTGACAAACGCATATAACTATGAATCAATGTTCTATGGTTGTGAAAAATTGAAGTATGTGTTTGCATATGGATGTAACAGTGACACAATTAGCAAGTTGCAACAAGGCATTGATAATAGCGGTTATTCAATAAATTTAGTTTATTAATTTAAATAGATATGGCATATATAAATAATAATAAGATAATAGGTTTGGGTGGAATAAAAAGAGCGTATGTAAAAGATACGCTCATATTCCAATCGTATGTCAAAGTTGTTGATAAACTTACAGAATATGATGTAACAGCAGTGTTTAATGTGACTAGTACAACTTCGCAAACAAAACTTTGTTACAGTCCATCAGCTTTCACGGAAATGTATGTAGATGGAGAACAAATAGATGTTACAAGTGGGTATACATTTAACACAACTGGAGAACATACTGTTAATTATGTTCTTTCAGATAAAACAACAATAGGAGATAATGCATTATTTAATTGTTTTAATTTAAAATCTGTTACAATTCATAATAGTGTAGAAACTATTAGTTATAGGTCTTTCTTTAATTGTTATAATTTAACATCTGTTACCATTTCAGATAGTGTAACTACAATTGGAAATCAAGTTTTTTACAACTGTTTTGGATTGAATGAAATTGTTATTCCAGACAGTGTATCAACTATTGGTTCACGAGCTTTCTCTAGTTGTAGTGGTTTAACTTCAGTTACCATTCCAGATAGTGTAATAAGTATTGGTTCTGATGCTTTCAGTGATTGTTATATTCAAAAAGACAATTTCATTAATAACAGTTCAGTAACTGGTTATCCTTGGGGTGCTATAATATATGATATAGCCCAAGATGATGGTTTATATATTTATGGAACAACAGTTGTTAAATGTAACAAAAATGCAACATCAGTTACAATTCCATCAAGTATAACAAGTATTGGAGATAATGCCTTCAATGATTGTGGAAGATTAAGTTCAATCACTTGTCTTGCAACAACTGCACCAAAATTGGGAACAGATGTGTTTTATGGTTTACCAGAAAATGGTACATTAACATATCCTTGTGATAGCGATTATAATACTTGGTTAACGCAACTTGGTTGGGAAGATACTTGCAACGCAACAAAATACGACATAACCGCAATATTTAATGTGACAAACACAGCAGAACCAACAGCACTTTGCCATAGTGGAATGACATCAGCTTTCACGGAAATGTATGTTGATGGTGTTCAAGTTGATGTTGCGAGTGGTTATACATTTAGCACACCTGGAGAACACACAGTTAATTATATGTTAAAAAACAATACAATATTGACTGGTAGTACTCTTTATGGTCTTTTCACTAATTGTACAAGTTTAGAGGAAATCGTAATAACAGATAGTGTAACAACGATTGGTGATAAGGTTTTCCAAAACTGTTCTAGCTTGCGAAAAATAACATTGGGAAATGGTGTAACGAAAGTTGGTACTTCAACATCATCTATATTTGCTCAACCAGTTTTCAGTGGGTGTACAAATTTGAGAGAAATTACTTGTTATACAACAACTGCACCAACACTTACATCCAAGGCATTTAACGGAATCCAGAATAATGGCGGTACGTTATATGTTCCACAAGGTTCAGATTACAGCGCTTGGACTAGTGTATTAACGAGCTGGACAATACAATACATCACTTAATTAACTATGTTTAGAGATATTTTGCGTTATAACGTATTGTATCTCTAAACATTTTTTATATCTTTGTACCAGATTTAAACAATAAAGATATGAAAAAATGTATTATCCTTCTTAGAGTCAGCACATTGCAACAAGATTATGAGCAACAGAAAGCTGATTTGGTTGAGTATTCAAAGGAACTTGGTTATGACGATTACACGTTTATTGCGGACAAGGAGTCTGGAATAAAGTTATCCGAAGAGGAACGTCTTGGTCTTATAAAGCTAAAGCAATTGGTGAGTGATGACCCAACATATAAGGGTGTAATCATTTGGGAAATTACACGTCTTGCACGTACAACAAGTGTATTATACTCAATGAAAGAATGGTTGGAAAAGAATAACATCAATCTTCACGTTTTTGACAAGCGGTATACATTAATCAATGAGGATGGTACTGTTGACGCTGAAACAGAACTTCTTTTTTCGATGTATTCTTACTTTGCTAGCGCAGAAATGAAGACCAAAAAAATAAGGATGGAACGAGGAAAGAAAGCAAAAAAGGAAAGTGGGAAATTTATTGGTGGCAGCATTACCTATGGTTACACTTGGGATGATAAAACAAAACAAATTATAATCAATGAAGAAGAAAAACAAGTGATAATTGATATATTCCAAAAGTATATAACAACAGATTTAACCATTCATAAAATCGGTAAAGAATACCACGAACTAGGCATATTTGGAAGAAAGAACTTGAAAGGCACATCTGCAAGAATTGGCACAATACTCAAAAACAAACAATATATTGGAGAAGATGACGGTGGTTTAAGATGCCCACAAATAATACCAAAAGAATGGTTTATAAAGGCTCAAGAAAAAGGCTTGGAATCAAAAAAATTGGATAGATGCAGCAAAAACATATACTACGGAAAAAGCTTGCTTAAATCATATATAGATGGTAATAGATTTAGAACAAACATTGGCAATTACTCCTATGAGATAAGGGAACCAGAATATATGAATGTTAGAATGGATGTGGTTGATGCATTATTATGGAATGTAGCTTCAATGATGTATTATCCGATTATTGTACTCCAAGCAGATGGTGAACATATTACCCAGATGAAAAACCAAATTGAAACCAATGTAAGGAAAATCGAAAACCTACAAAAACAGATAATAACAAATAACGAAGAACTAGCAAGACTTAATAATCTGTATGTCAAAGGTAGAATACCAGAACAACAGTACGAAATTGAATATAATAAAACAATCGCTGAAATAAAGACAAAAGAAACTAGAATTCAAGAACTTAATACAATAATAAACAATTTAAATATCACGATTTCAAATCTAGAAGAAACAAAAGGTGTAAACATCAATACAATATCTGAAATAGAAGATGATGAAAAAAGAATTGAAATAATAAAACAAAGCATAAAAGAAGTGATTGTAACAAAAATAAAAAAAGAACACTTTAAACTGCACTTCAAATCAAAAAACGGACTAGAAAATATATTCCTTATAAACAATAGAACAAAACAAATAAAAGAACTAATTGACAATAAAGAAAATATACTTGACATCAAACCACTTAAACGTTTCAAAACAAACATAAAAATATAACATATGAATAAAAATTGTTGTTTTAAAACTAACTACTTGTAAATCAATATCATATAAATTATTTTTCATAAAAAATTTTTTATTTAATTATTAAGTGTCTGATTATCAGACACTTTTTTATTTGTAGTTTTTCCAAGCCATATGTATATGTTGAGAACTAGTTCAAAAAAAAACTAACTACAAAAAAAACAAACTACTACTATGGCAAACATACTCAAGAATATTTACATTTGTGTCCAGACTCAAGTGGCAAGTATGCAACGACTTTAGCCACTTTTTTTGTGTTGCTACCTTTCGTTGTTTTTGGGTATCTATTTTCTATTTTCCACTCAATTTCATTCATTTCACCCACATCCCACAAGTACATTTCGTTATTATTGAATATCATTATGTAATAGGGAGTTAAACCACTTAAGTCCTTGTATTTCATCAGTTCATCATATTTTGTCTTTTCTAGAACAGCACCTTCTGAGACAACACAAAGTCCAGAAGATGGATAGTTATCACGGTACTTGATTTCTCCCACATACTTGGTGTCATATTTTTCCCAAAACACATCAACTTTGTCAAACTTGGATTCTGTGAATGTTATTCTAGACGAACCATTCTTAATCAATTTCTCATTGAATATTGTTCGACCACTCAATTCTGCTAAGCTAAAGTTATCCATTTTATAAACCCTTTTTATAATAAATATATCGAAATATTAAAAAATGTAAATATTTACAATGTTTTTTATTAAAATATGTTAATAAAAAACATAAAAATATGGGAAGACCAAAAGGTTCAAAGAATAAAAAGGATAGCTTAACGAGCTATATGTTACAATCCAATTTTGGGAAGCAATTGGAAGGTGCTCCAATATGCAGAAATTCAAACAGAGGTTGGGTTAACTGGGGTCAGAAGAATGATTATCCCCAGAAATTAAGTGAATTATATTTTAATTCCATAGTACACAAGTCTTGTGTGGACTTCATCGTTACAAGTATTGTTGGCGAAGGTGTTGATTATGCGAAAATGAATGCTAATCAGAGTGAATTAGTGCCAAATTACCAGCAGACTTGGGATGAATTATTGCGTTGTTTGGCATTGGATATGGTAGTCTATGGGACATTCTCGTTCCAGATTATTAAGAATAAGGATGGTAAAACATACAGTTATTATCATCAACCAGTTAGTACTGTTAGATGTGCTCCAAGGGATGAGGAAGGTAATATTACGTCATACTGGATTTGTCAAGATTGGACAGCGACTGGAAAATATCCACCAATAGAAATACCACGTTTCGGATTCCAAGAAGATGAGGTTATTGCAAGTGGTAAACCTTACTTGTTTGTTTACGAGTCATATACTCCAGACCTAGAATATTACACAACGCCAAAATATGTTGGTGGTGTTAAGGCGATAATGACAGAACTTGAGTTAATCAGGTATGACTTAAGAGCTGTTAAAAATAACTTTAGTGCGAATGGTTTCTTGGTGTTACCACGAGTTGAATCAGAGGAAGAAAGAAGAGATTTATTACATAATATTAAAAATTCATTCGTTGGTGCTGATAACGCAAACAGCCTTGTTGTAACCTTTAGCAATGGTGATGAAAATGATTCCAATGTTGCGAAATTTGTTAAAATAGATAAGGATTCAAACAATGTTAATTTGTTCAGTGAATCCAACTCACGCAACATTGATAGAATAGTTACAGCACATAGAATACCTTCAAAAGCACTTATCGGCTTTCCTACGGAAGGTGCAAGTTTGGGGGGCGATGGAAACCAATTACAAGTTAGCTGGAATCTTTTTAACAAAACTGTTTGCAGTGAGTTTAGAAACGTTATTATCAATACAATCAACAAGATGTTAAAGTTAAACGGAATTGACACTGAAATAATTTTAAAACCATTGTCTTTTAATTTAAAAAATGTAGAAAAAGATGAAACACAACAATCACAAATCAATAAAATAGGGTTTCCAAATGACAAAATAATCGAAGAAAAAGCTATAAATGATGAAAAATATTAAAAGACAACCAACGCTTATAAACGCTGAATATTTAAAGGCTTATTCGCTTTTTCCAAAAAATTATAACTTAGATGATATTCAGAACTTTATACCAGTTGCGGAACAAATTCATATATTGCCGATATTAGGTATAAATTTATATGAAGAACTACTTGACCAAGTTACATCAAACACATTAACAGATGAGAATTCAACTCTGTTGCTTGAAGTATACAAGGTATTGGGCATCGCAGTGTTATACGAAAGTCTTCCTTTCGTTTGGTGTCATATAAGTCAAGTGGGAATTACAAAAGGGAAAAGTGATAACTCAGACTCTGTTGATAACAAAGATTTATCTTATATCAATACACACGTAAAAGCGCAATTGGATTACGCAAAATCTTACTTGAGAGATTGGTTAGACACATATCAAATCAATTTTCCTTTGTATAAGAAAGAGGATGAATGTTGCAAGCCTATGGATAAATCGCATTTGGATATATATAACATTAAAAAAGACGAAATCGATATTAAATAAATGATAAAAAAGAGATTTGAATTTATCTTTCAAGTCTCTTTTTTTGTTATATGTAACGCCACTCAAATCCTTTGTGTGTTTTGCTTTCACATCTACAGCAAGCTGCTACTGCACTTTGGCTAAATCCATTTCTTCCAGCTTCTTGTGTGCTTGGAAAAACCATAATTAATTCATCATTTTTAAACGCACCAACCGCTTTTGAAATCCTTGGATTATTTGTAAGTGATTTTGATAGTTTTTGATTATTTGTCATTGCTTTGGACAACCTCGTATTTCTAGTACCAAAGTTGCTATTCTCCTTTGGTGTCAGGAGATTTAGGTTTTCAAAACGATTATCTGTCTTGACCTCATTGATATGGTTACATTGCATTCCTTCTGGTATTGGTTCGCTAGTAACACTTTCATATACAACCCTGTGCAAAAGATACCTTTTTATTTTCCCTTCATTATCAGTCAGTGTTACTCTTTGATAACCATTTTTGTTTGTGCAAGGCTTTAAAAACTTATTTGTCTTATAAGACCAAATCCTTCCATCTTCATAAACTTCATAATTTGAATAATCTCTGAACATAATCCTTTTCTTATTTTTGGTAAAAAAAGCCAAGCTGCTTTCACAAGTGGCTTGGCTCAAATTGTTATTAATTAAATTATAAGTAAAAATTGATAAAAAATAGTTTTTTATAATTAAGCTGTTTCCAGCGTTGTTTTTCTTTCTATAGTCTCTTCTACTACTCAGTAGGTTTGAAGAGATTCTTGATGCCTTTCTAGCCGTTTTAGAGGTATTCCATACTAATCTTCATTGAGCAACAAGTAACGAATTCTTTTTTTAGCCTTGGAAGATGAAACTTTTTGCTGAAGACTAGGAAGATTGACAAGCATTTCTTCAAACACTGATTCGATTTCAACTTCCTTTTGTGTGTTGTATGTTTTCTTCTTTCTATTTACAAGGAATGAAGCAAGCTCAAACAGCCTATCAATATAGTACTGTTCTTCTGTTAGTGTCTTGTGCTCTTGGTGCAATTGGTTATACTCAACCACAAGCATCACGGAGTACGTTACATTAACCTTTGTTTCTTGGTGTATATAGCAATGTAATACCAACTTGAAGTTAACATCATTAATTGTTATTGTCTCATTGCTTACAAAGGTTGTTTGGTTTAATTTATTGAAGTTGTCCATTTTATATTTCATCATCAATCAATCCAATTTTCTTTGCATATTCGTCAGTTACGATAGAATCTTCCCAACAGCAATATTGCCATCCTTTTCTGATAAGTTCATCTTTCACATCATACCAAGTTATTTCTATATCATATAGATGAACATTACGATACATCATAAGGTCTTCAATAATTCCATCAAAATGCTCTCTACAATAACGTAAACCTTCATTCAATCTATTTTCTGCCTTTTTAACAAAAAATTCAATATCATTGTAATCTTTTATCATAATATTATTTATTTATTTAATTAATTCTTTTGTTTGTCTCTCAAGTTTTTACGATGCAAAGATACGAACTTTTTTCAAAAAAACCAAATTATTTAACAACTTTTTGCATAAATAATTTGCAAGATTCGAAAACTTTTTTATAGGAATCTAGTTCATATTTTCAGTTTCTTCTAGAAAATAGCTATCTTATTTTATAAGTATCTCCAAGTGTAACCTTTATAATGTGGTCGTTTACCATTACAACAAGTAGATATATTACTTTGTTTAAAACCATTTCTTACAGCTTCTGCTGTGCTTGAAAATGTCATAACAAGTTCACCATCTTTGAATGCTCCAACTTGTTTGCTTTGCGTATTTACTCTTCTTTCATTCCTTGTTCCCCAATTGCAATTCTCTTTTGGTGACATCAAATTTAGGTTCTCAAAACGATTATCTGTTTTATCCTCATTGATGTGATTTACTTGAAGATTTTCTGGTATAGGTTCACCTGTTACTGCTTGATACACGAGTCTGTGGACAAGATACATTTTTATATTTCCTTCATTGTCAGAAAGAAAAACTTGTTGGTATCCATCTTTTCTTGTAAAAGGTTTTAAGAACTTATTGCTTTTATAACTCCATATTTTCCCATCTTCGTATACTTCGTACTTTGTGTAATCTCTGAACATAATTAAATCAATTTTAGCAAAGATACTAATAATTTTAACAAATTCAAAATAATTAAGTTAAAAATTAACATAAATTGAAAAAACCTTTTCTTTTCTAGATATATATAAATATATATATCTCTTTTCTTTTATAATTAATTATTTTTATTTATATTAATATATTAATTATTATTTATATTAATATAATTATTATATCTATTTATTTATATATTTATTAATATATTAATTATATATAATATATATTAAATATAATATATTACACACACACGCATACGCACGCATATGCGTATGTGGAATATTTTGAAAATTATTTATTTTTTTTAACAAATAATTTGGAATTTGTTAAAATTTTATATATATTTGCATTGTAATAAAGATAAAGAGAATCTTCAATAAAAGGTTCTTCCAATTTATTTCAATTAGACATATATTTAAACGTTTTAATTAAAAAAAGTCCTTTGTAAAAAAACGGAGAGTGTTTAACACCACTCTCCAAATCTCTGAAAATTCTTATTCTGCTTGGCAGTTCATAATATATTCAATTTTTTTTATTTAATTTTTAATTAATAATCTGTTTATTGGAAGACTGGAAATGTATTAATCCAGTCTTCCTTATCTCAAGAGTTAAAAAATGTTAAATGCCTGAGAATCAGGCTATTACATCAACATAAAGCACTATCTTTGTACACACGAACATAACTTCAATTTAGTGATATGAACATTTTAAACTGTACTTTTAAGCATTGGCAAGCCTTTAACAACATTTTGTATGTAACTTCAATTTTAAAAAAATTGAGTTTATACAAGGGCACAAACAAACAAGTGTTACTGACTGTACTTCCTATTGGTTGGACTTTAAGTAAAGCAGAAAGCAATGTAAAATGGGTGCAACGGTCATTCAAAATACCTTTGCAAGAAATGCAGTCTATTTGCAATGGGTACAAGGGTACATCTGTCAAGATTATGGAAGTTCTTGAAGATACAGATGACAGTGTAATAGTAAGGTTAAATGTATGTGTTTACAACGAAAATGTTATTTTTAGCGATGGAAAGAAGAAAACAGCTACGTCTACAGATAGAGTGTAATAGATTAACTGATGTTCTTAAATTACCACACATCAAGGTTATTGTATTTCCAAACAGCAATGAAAAGAAAGGTGAATACTTTTACGAACAACACTGGATTAAGATATATTCCAATGTATGTAACATTCGTAGGGGTTGGAATTCATTGAAGGCAACATTGCATCACGAACTTGCACATTATTACCAATACTTTTATTTCAATGAGCTGAACCACGGTAAAAATTTTGAATCAATTCTCAAAAAAATCATAAGTTTATAAACTTTTTTGTTTACTTTTTTTGAATATGTCCTATTTTTTATAAAGTAGGACATATTTATATTAAAAAGAAGAAGTAAACTATGATAGATTTAGCATTTTGTTATTTTAATCTTTTGGTATTCGTTATCTTCTACGACAAACTAAAGGTGAATTTCCAGACTATTGTTGAAGATATTCTCAAGATTTTGGTATTGCCTATTCAATTAATAAGCTGGACAGTATGGAAGATAAGATTATTACTAAGAAGACGATAGTAAGTTACAAGGAAGACTTACAAGACAAGGATTACAACAGATACATCATCAATTCAATAAGTGGCATAGATATGAGTGATGTACGAAAGATAATCCATTTTACCAATGAAAATATGTACATTGTGTACACCAACGAGACACTTACTGAGGCAATCCATAAATGGATAATGCAGCACAAGCAGTAAGATTCTTACAGTTTGCAAACGATAACTACGTTGATTACAAGAAGAAATGGGCAAAATACTTGTATGACAAACAAGTTGAATTTGATGAGGATGTGTTTTCTGACACGATTTTAAAAGTATATGATTACATCAATACAAATGGAATAAAAGACGATTCAGATTCTGGTTTTGCAAACTATTGGTTCAAGTCATTCAACACAAACACCAAGCGAGAAAAACAATATTCACGAAATATTAACAGAGACAAGAATGTTGATGCCACAGAAGAGCTTGACAAAGAAACAAACGGTGACGGTGAACTTAAATTAAAAATAAGAAGACACGTATACGAAGATTGGTCAATCGTATACATTTTAAGACTAGTCGAAGATAATTTTGATTCAATCAGTTTTCATTGTTTTAGATTGTACTATGTATTGAAGAAGATGACATATCATCAATTGAGGGAGATTACAAAAGTACCAGATGCAAAGAAAAGGGTTGTTACAATAAAGAATTGGTTAAAGGAGAATTTAACCAAACATCAAATGGAGAAGGAGTTTTCAAAATACTATGATTGCGATTAAGTTTATTATATTGGTTATATGCGTATTGGTTGCATATACATTGGGTTATATTTTCACGGAAACGAAATATGACCTTCAAAGATACCCATTATTTGATTTTGAAGCTTTTAAGTGTAGAAAGTGTTTATCATTCCATATAAGCTGGGTATTAAGCACATTTATAAGTCTTCTGTTTGGTGACTTTATAATGTTGGTGTTAGGAATAATATTTGCAGCATTCCTATTCTTAGGTTTGCACATTGATGAAAAAAAGAGAATGAAATATGATAATTAACGAAGAAGACAGAAAGATAATTAAGACTTGGAAAACATATATTGACAATGGTCATTATGGCAATTCAAGAGATATTGTCGATATGTACAACAAGGTATTTGAAGGTGTGAGACAAAAACAACCTTATACCACTTGTGGAAGCTGTTTAAGACGCTGTGTTAAGCTTATGTACGAGGAACTTGTTAGACAAGAAACAGAGGAACGAAACAAATTAAAGGCACTCCAAGTTCTGGATGAATTTATGACAGAGGAAGAACCTCAAGAAGACAAACCAAAGAGGGGAAGACAAAAGAAAAGCTAGACATATGTTTATTAATAATAAATGAACAAATAAAATATTAAACATATGGGAAAAAGTAGCCAGCACGATAAATCAAGACACGAAATGGCAGTTAGACACTGTGTCAACGATATATTAAACGGTGGTACTTGGAGTGTAATGGCAAAGAAATTGCAAGAAGATGAATATGAATTAGGGTATTGCTATTCACGTTGCCAGACTGACAGAATAATCCAAGAGGCTAGAAAACGAATTAAAGATGACACAGATGAAATGATGAAAACGTTGAAGGAAGATATGATTGCAAGAACCCTAGATGTGTATTCGGAAGCAAGGGAACTTGGTGATAGATTCTCAGCGTTAAAAGCACTAGAACAATTAAACAAGATGTTCGGGTTCTACGAAAATAAACTGAAACTTGAAGGTAATATTAATTCAAATGTTACAATCAATTTCGGATTCAATGATGATGACGAATAATGAACGTAAAGTTTGATATAACACTTACACAATCACAAAAAGAAGCATATCAAGCAGCACATAACAAAGACATCAAATTCTTAACATTGGCTTGGAGCAGACAAGCTGGAAAAAGTACATTAATGAAAGTCCTTTGCATTGAATGGTTATTCTCCAAGAATAAAAGAATAGCATACATATGCAGAAATTACATTCTAGCGAAGAAAATTTATAAGGACATTATTCAAGCCATTCCAAAGGAATTTATAAAAACATCAAATGGTACAGACCTACTGATAGAATCAACATTTGGAGCAACACTTCAATTCTTTTCAGCAGAATCAGGAGCCTCACTCCGAGGTCTTACCTTTCATTACCTTATCTTAGACGAGTTTGCATTCTTTAAACAAGAACAAACCGATGGGACGCACCTTTGGAATGACATTTTATTTCCGACAATCAAGGTTAATGGCATACTTACAATATTTGTATCAACACCACTAGGAAAAAACAACCTCTTCTATGAAATGTATCTTAGGGGAAGAGACAAGAAATGGCGTTCATATTGCTCAATTTTGAAGACAATATACGATGATGGACTTGTCACGGAAGAGGGAATTGAAGAGATTAGGATGAATATTCCAGAACTGTCATTCAAGCAAGAGTTCTTATGTGAATTCCTAGATTCTAGTCAAACGTTTTTCAGTGGATTTGAGCATTGTTTTACTGATTACAAATACAATGATAAGACAAGACAATGGATTGGTGTTGACTTAAGTGGTGATGGTACTGATGAAACGATTGTGACACGTATAAACGACAATGATGAGGTACAGCAGTTTAAGGTTGTTGGAACACTGGATGAAAAATACAAGAAGATTGCAGACATAATAAACAAAACAAACAACTTGCAGTATTCCAATGTTGAGATTAACGGTCTTGGTGCTCCGATGCTAAACGAAATAAGAAAGTTGGTAAAGGATAAACACAAACTCCAAGAATGGGTAACATCAAACTCATCAAAGGAAGAAATATTGAGCAACCTTGCTGTAAGAATTGCAAACAAGGAAATAAAGTTTAATAATGAAGACGGTGAACTTTATAGCCAGTTCGGTACATTCATAAGCAAATACACGAAAAGCGGAAGATTACAGCTTATGGCAATGGACGGAAAGAAAGACGATAGAGTTATGTCACTAGCAATTGCACTTCAAGCTAAGTTAAAGCACAGAACTTTTGATAAAGCCAATTTTGCTTTTATAAATAATTCTTTAATAAAATTCGATTTGAGGTAATGTTAATGCATTACCTCTTTTTTTTGCTTAATAATATGTTTATAACAAAAATTAAACACAATGGAAAAAATACAGTTAGGAAATTATAAGGTAGCGGAAAAATGGGAAGATGTAACATTGTTGCAATGGCAAGATTATGTCAGAAAAGCAAGCGACAAGGAAGATAATTCTGTTGATATTATAAGCACTCTAGAGACGTTTTCAGACATTCCAAGGAGTGTTATAAACCAAATGCCCACGGACTTGTTTGAAAGCGTTGTAGAGCGTTTAAAATGGGTTACAGAGCAACCTGACCAAACACCTTCAGCAAGTGTTGAGATAAACGGTGAGACATACACAATAAATGTGATGGAGAAATTGAAGGTGAAGGAATACTTGGATTTGAACACAGTTATTGAGAATGACAAGTTTAACTACTCAATGATATTTGCCATTCTATGCAGAAAACAAGGGGAGGAATATGATGAGGAATTTATTGCTGACAAGTTGCCAGATAGACTAGAAATGTTTGAACAGTTGAACTGTGTAGATGGAATGAAACTGATTGCTTTTTTTTTAACTTGTTACATAGAATTAGAAACACGTTCCCGAAACTCTTTAGTAGTGGAGGCTATCAAGGCAGACGCTCAAAAACTTGTAAAGAGTATAAGGAGTTCAGTAAAGCCTATGGACTATATCACTCCATCCAGAGTGCGGCAGATTTTGACCTTACGAAAGTTAGAAAAATCTTTAAAGAATATTTAGTTACATTCTTTGAATACCTTAACTATATGCAAGACAAGGCAATAGCAGATGAATTCCAAGATAAGTATATGGATAAATTAAGAAAACAAAAAGCATTATGATAAAGAATTTGGTTGAAGCTATAAAAGAACAAGCTGAACACATTAAGAATGTAAAGCACTTTAATTACGAAGGCGCTGATTTAATAAATGCACAGAACAACAATTCAACAATTCAAATCTGGATTGAGGATGACATCTTTACAGAATACCTTGTTACAAAGGATTTGGTTAAGGTACAGATGAACATTGACATCCTAGATAATATTGGAGAGGATGAAGAAAAGGTTGATGTACACGATAGAACAAACAAATTGGGTATTGTGCTTATAAAGCTCATTGAAGAGAGTTATAAGGGCATTTTAAGTGTATATGACTATAATCTGTTGAATGTGAGTCATTATACTGATGATGATTTGTTTGGAACTAGAATGAGCATTTATTTGACGATGCCATCACCAGTGAATGAATGTAATATAAAGGATTTTATTGATGAATTGAATGAATATTATAAGGAAGAGGATAAGGAGATTACAATCAATAAACCAGAAATTAACATTGATAATATCAATATAAATCCAGTTAAGTTGAAAAAATAATGAATGAAAATGTAACAAGAGCGTTTACCTTGCTTGCAACAGACATTCTTGACCTATTCCATAAGGTTTTAGCTTCTGATGTTGGTATTAACAGAAAACCAATGGCAAAAGGTGAGAACACGTTAAAGAACAGTAGATTGGCACAGACAGCACAAATACAAACTGATATTCCATTCTACCATTTGATTCTCAATGATTACATCGATGACATTGAAAACGGAAGAAGAATTAAAGCACCACTTGTCCCAATTTCAGACTTAAGGGATTGGGCAAGAAGAAAGGGAATCCCTTCCGACAACAAGACATTGGAGATAATTCAATATTTAATCTGGAGAGACGGAATAGATGGAAGACCTGTTATGAAGACATTCTTTAAGATGCTTGACAAAGAATGGAATGCCACGTATTCCAAACAACTATTTGAAGCAATATTACATAACCTAACGCAATATTTTAATCAAAATGGCAGAAATAACTTTAAATAACATAACCAATGCAAAGGATTTGATTTGTTTTAACACTTGTCCTAACATTGTCACAATTGCAAGTACAGCAACGACAAACACGTATGCAAGTGCAAGAATAAATGTGGAAGGAATGTACCCAACTGACAATGCAAAACCTAGCAAGATTACTATCAATGGTTATACAATAAACGGAACAGAGGATATAAACAAACTACAAGGAAAGAGATTTTATAGAACAACAAAGAATAATTCAAATTCCAATTTTGTGTGTATATCCATAGTTAATGCATTGAAGTCAATACCACAGATTGCAATGAACTATAATGTAATCTATGCTGCTGGTGGTGTGCTTACCATAACAGCAAAGAACAGTGGTGCTAAATACAACCTTACAATAGAATCTGAGAACCTTAAAAACTTCTCTGTTTTACAGAATGTAAGAGGATTAACTAACGATGAAATGAGTGGACAGTATTTCTCACGAGTGTACGTTGACCTTTATTATAACGATACCACATCACAGAGAACAATACGTTCATCAAGCACACAAGCGGATTTTAAGTATCTCACGACATTGCAGAAAGAGTATTACAAGGATTCTGTTAGCTTTAACTTGACTCCAGCATTACTTACAGTGAGTGACAACAATAACACCACAATATGGAAGGCTGATATATATGCAATGGTTGATTCGAATGCAATTATACTAGGTACAATCACGGACAACTACATTACAAACGGTTATCTTGTAAACCAAGGAAATACATATATAAATGCAAATGATGTGTCGAATCAGACAATTCCAGCATTGAATGTAAAAAGGGGAACAGAAAAACAACAATACAACAATACCACATTGTATGTATTTGAACCTAACATTCCAATTTCCTTGTATAAACTAAGCGGACAAGATACAGAGAATGTTACAATAGAATACTTGGAGTCAGATGAAACTGTTACAACATCTGCAACAACAACAATAAATCTAAGCAGATTCAAGAATTTAGAAACATATACAATTGAGCTTGACGAGGAAACAATGAGGGATTCACACTACATTGACCTTACATTCTCATTTGGTACATTAAGGTACAATGTAATCAATCCACCTTATTCACAAGCTGAATGTAACAGAATCTACTGGTATAACTCATACGGTGGAGTATCATTCTTTGATTTCGTTGGTGACAAACGAGAGGAAAGAAAAACAACCACTGAAACATACAACAAGTCATTGCTTGACTATTACAAGAACGACAAGCAAGAACAAGAGACAGTATACTTTAGGGAGAATGACATAACAGTAAGTCTTACAAGCCATATAATTAGTATGGATGGTGTATATAACCTATATGACTTGCATAACTCCTACAAGGCTTGGGTAAATATCAATGGTGTTGATTACTATATCATTGTAACACAACTTACCATAGATGAACCGTCTGATAATGTGTACACGGCAACAATAAAATATAAATATTCTCTATTAGATAGTTTTGCATAATGAAAGGAATTAACAAAACACACGAAGTAAATATATTTATCAATGACGTAAGGGCAGACATCTTTTCACAAGATAGTCTGAACTTACGTTTTAACAATACGTTTGCAGACCCAGCAAAGATAAGCACAATACAGACAGAATACACATTCTCTTTTACTTTGCCGATAACAAAGACAAATGACAAAATATTCGATTATGCAAATATATTGTCAAAGCGAAACAAATTCAACAAAAGATTCAAGACACACGTTAATGTTGACGGTATTCTTATCTTCGATGGGGAATTAATATTGCAATCAGTAACAAAGGAAGGATATAAATGTAATCTATATATTAACAGATTGAACACAATTGACAAGATATTCGGTGATACAACATTAAACCAAATAACGAATTGGAAGATTGAGTATAACCAAGATGAAACAATAAACAACATCAATCAAATTCAAGATATTAACTATGATACGGCAGATGTGTTCTTTCCATTGGTAAGTTATGGTATGTTCCAGAAAAAGCCTACATCAAACGAAACATATACATCAAAGTTCTTGATTGATGATTATGCAACATTATATAACGAAAACTTCTATCCTTCACACAACTTGTTAAAATTGGTTGAAAAATGCTTTGAACATAAAGGATATACAGTGGACGGAGATATATTCGATGATGAGGTGCTTAAGAGAATATATATATCAACCAATCTAGCTGATGAGCAAGACCCATTATATAATTACGGTTATAACAATATGGGAAAGGTTGAATTCTCTTTTGACTGGACAAACTATGGAATGATATTAAGCGGTTCTGAGGGAAGACAAAGATATATATACCAATCAGCAACATCAATAGATGCAGAATTAGATGTTCCAAAATTCTCAGTAGGAGCAGGAACCGATGGTATCATATACTATAACTGGTCAACAAACAACGTATATGACATCTGGTCATCACAGCTTGTTACAAACCTAGAATTCCAAACACCAAACAATATACTTTGGAGAGAAAACAGAATCGTTGCACCAACAACTGGATTCTATAAAATCCGACTTGAACTAGACTACAATATAGACCAATCAGAACAGTTCGACAGATATGTATATGAACGTCCTTCTGGAAGAAACTCTACCATAGTAAGAAAAACAATAGCAAGCGGTACAACTTGGACATTCGATGACTTCTATACAGAATTCCAATTGGTAAGAAACTCAGATGATGGTATGGATTGTAAGAATATTGTGCCAGATGCAATTGATTCAATAAGGGAAAATACAGACTATAACAAACATAGTGCATATCCACACGAAAAACCAGAAAAATATACATTGTCAACTGACACTAACCCATACCCTTATGGATATGTGCCACAGATGTATAAAACACTTAACTATGACCCTTCTGTCAATAAGAATTTCTTGATGGGTTGTACAACAAGCGGTGCATATACATATACAAGTGTAATAAAAAACGGAAGAAGTTGGGACTTGGCTTGTGCTGACAAAACAATGTCACGAACAAACTCTGACCCATATTGGGGTGTAAAGGTGGAAGTTAAATCAGACGAAGAATTACAAGGTTCGTTGAGAGGACAAGGATGGAAAACAGTTCCAGAAATAACAAGTGGAGACAATATATATGGAGCAAATACATTGCCAAATGCAACAACAACCATAACAAGAACAAATTCATCAGCACATACAGTAATTGAAGCAATTGTTTATCTTCAAAAGAATGATATGGTTCAACTTAAAATGCTTGAAAGACAATGGCTTAATAAAGCTGCTGAAGATGCTGAGGAAAATGAAAGAACATCAGCAAGAGGAAGTTTAACGAGAAGAAGCGGTTATCAGACTGATGCAAAGATTAATTTGAAGGGAAAGGTTATGTTTGAATGCTTCTCACCAGATAACATTGGTATAACATCAGATGAATTCAATTGGGATAATGAATCAAGATTCTCAAAGGAATTGGATTTGGCTGAGTTCCTTCCAAATGATGAAAAGGTATCAGACTTTATAAACAACTTCATTAAGGAATTCAATCTTTCTTACCAGCAAGATGGAAAGAATATCACGCTTAACAAACAGAAGATTGATTTCAATGTTAAAAATGCTGTTGACCTTACAAATAGAGTATCTGATGAGGAAATTGAAATGCTTGCAATTGATTATCCTTCACAAATGTCTGTACAATACACTGTTAACGAAGATGAGCGAGGATTTTACATTTCTGCTGAAAGAAATGCCACAGATGAACAGATGTTGTCAAATAACTGGAAAGATTATGCCGATAGAGGATATGACATAATAAATATCATTGATGACGAATATGCAACAGAATCCAAATTGACAACAAAGACATCATTCAACTGGTTTGAGGATTTTACCATTGGACAAGATGAACAAAACACAAAGGTTACAATTCCAATAATTGCAAAAGATGAATGGATGATTGACGGATATAGGGATGCAGATTATATGAAGGAAGATGGATATGGTTTGAAAAGAAGATATTGGTTTCCTTCAAATCTAACAGAAGCATACGTTAAACTAAACGGTGATGAGAACAGAAAGACATACGTTAAACTCACGAAGGACACATATGATAATGTAAACCTTTCATATAAGGTTGGTGATGATACAAATGAAACACTGTTGACCAGATACTTTAATGTATTCTTTGATGCAGATACCAATTACATAAAATTTGATTGTTATTTAACAACCGAAGAATATGTGCAAATTAAAAATGGCAGCAATATATTGATTGATGACGATGTATATATTCCAATTGAATTGCAAGGATATGATGCATCTGGAAAGAATAAGACACAAATCACAGCCATTAAAAAATAACATTCAAATATGTTTAAGATAAACGAATTGAAATATGGCACAGAACAAAAAAGTTTTTTCAATTGAGATTAACGGTATAACAGAATCAGTACGTTCCGTTGATGCTTTAACAGAAAAAATAAAGAACTTGCAGAAGATGCTTAATTCAATTCCAAAGATTGAGATTCCAGTTGAAATTGGTGGGGATATTGAAAAACTCACCAAACAACTGAACCAAGTTAAAAACAAGATTGCAAAGACAACAACCAATAAACAACAAGTCAAAGAAGAACAAGAGCTTGCAAAGGCACTCGAACAAAGACAAAAGGCATTGGATGCGGTCAATAAAGAACTTGGAACAACTGGAAAAAACAGTGAGGAATTCAAGAAGGAAACAAAAGCACTTGTTGCAGAGGCAATAAAGGCAAGAAACGAAGCTGAAGGATATGCAAATACACTCAATGGTCTCAAGAAGGAATTGAAGGACTTAAACAGCATCAAAGGGGACATTGACCTTGGAAGTGAGGAATACATTGAAGTTTCAGAAAGAATCTATGAGATTACACAAAGACTCAAGGACTATGAAGCTGCAATGGGAAGTCACGGGAGAAATGTTGGCGCATATACAGAAGGAATCCTAGATGCAGCCAAACAAATGGATGAGTTCGGAAAGAAAGCAAAAAGCATCGGTGATAACGTTGATGAAATAAGGGAAAAGTTTGATAAGATAAAAGGTGTTGAACTTAATGCCGAAAATGTAAAGAAATATGGAATATCAATTTCAGATTTAAAATGGCAAATTCAAGCTTTAGAAAAAGAACTTGATGACCTTACAATCGGAAGCGAAGAATGGAATGTAACAAACCAAGCACTTCTTAACCTTAAACAAACACTAGGAACAGTGCAAAGGGATATGGAAGCTGCTATTAGAGCTGAAGACCAATTGAATACAAAGATAAAGGTCAATATTAATGGAATGAATCTTGTATTCGATGATGTTAACCAAGCAATTGGAATATTGGAAGACAAGATGTATGCCCTTGCTGCTGCTGGAAAACGAGATACCAAGGAGTTCCAAGATATGGCAAAAGCTGCATCTGACCTTAAGATTCAAGTGAGAGCCGTTGACACACAGATTGATGCGATGACAGAAGGTGGAAGCGGAATAAACAAGATGCTTTCCTACGCACAAGGATTCTCAGCAATTGCAACAGCATCACAAGGAATATCACAGTTATTCGGTAACAACGAGAACAGTGCAAAGGGTGTTCAGACAATGACAGCACTCATTGGTGTAATGGAAGCTTTGAGGGTTATTTCACAAGAAATGCAGCAAGGCACGAAGTTTGGAAAAATGCTTGAAGATTGGCTTAAGAAATTCCAAGGACTTACAGTTGGTTTAGACTTATACAAGAAATCGTACACATCGTTAATGGATTTGATGCGAAAGAATGATTTCTCTATTGATGGTGGAATCAATTTGAAAAGTATGAACCAGACAATCGCATTAACTAAGGATTTGCGAAATGAATATGTTAGTCTTCATAAAGCATTGTCAGATATAGTTGGTAAAGAGATACCACACGGAATGGTTAATCTTGGTTCAACCCTAGAATACTTAAATAAAGAAGGAAGGATTAGTGTTGACACATACAATGAATTATCCACAAGATATGCAAACCTTTACAACAAATCATCTGAACTAGTTGGAGTAACAAGAACATTGTCAGACACATTCGGAACTTGGAGAGGTAATATTGCAGCAATAAACCAATCGTTTAAGAAGTTCTTTGTTGGAATCGGACAAGGTATAAAGAATTTATTCACTTGGAAAAATGCTACAATGCAAACAGCAAACAGTACCGTTGAAATGACAAGAGGTCTTTCATTGGCAACTGTAGGGGTAAAAGGATTAACCGTTGCAGCAAGAGCATTGTCATTGGCATTAAAAGCAACAATAATACTTGCTTTGGTTGAAGCTCTAATGCAATTTGTTGGATTGTTAACAGATGCTGTTAAATGGGTATACCAATTTGCAGTGGGAAATGACAAACTAGTTGATTCACTTACAACAGTTCAATCAAGACTTGATGTTACAACACGTTCTGTAAGCAAGTTCATAACAGAGAGAGAAAGATTAATAGATTCTGGAGAACTAACAAATCTTAAAGCTGATGAAGAGATAATAGCACGTCTTAAAGAAGAATTGAATAATTTAACCAAAGAATTGCAGAAATTCATTGAAATAAGAAAGGAAATGAAATCCTTGGAAGAGTCTTCACAAGATGATGATTATACATTATTCGGTATTGCTTCTGACATTGATGGAATAGATGAAGCAGAAGAAAGAATTAAAGCATTCGAAAAAGCATACAAACATTTGCTTGATGCTGTTGAAGCTGGAGCCGATGAATCTGCTGCAATTGATGGAAGTTGGTTAAGAAGCCTATGGACAACAAAGAGCGATGCAAAAGCAGACCTTGGAGAAATGCAGAAAAAGGTTATTGATGATATTCAATATAGAATTAATAATCTAGATTTATCCAAAGGTGAAGAGGCATTTGAGGAGTTCTTTAAAAAATTAGATGAAGAAATGTATGCAACATCATTGGCAAACATTGAGAATCTATATCCAGAAGAGGAATGGGCAAAAGTATTGAAGGAACGTCTTGATGCTGTTAGAGAAATGTATGAACAGATGAACGAAATATCTGCACAAAGCAAGATTGAACAACAAAAGAACGACAATGACATTGCAAAGCAGATAAGGGACAACAAAACAGAAGGAATCGAGGATTCCTATCAAAGAGAGAAAAAACAATTAAAGAACCAAATGGAAGACGAAATAAAGGCAGCAAAGGGAAATAAAGAACTTATCCTTTCAATTGAGGCAAAATACAATCGTCTTCAAAAAGATTTGAATAAACAGCATAGCAAGGACGTAAAGGCACAGAATGAGAAGGACGCTGCTGATGCAAAGAAAGCGGAAGAAGACAAATATAACGCTTTAAAGACCATCAGAGACAACCAACTTGCAATTGAGGCAGAATCCCTTGCAAAGCGTATTAAAACGCTGGAAAACGCAAAACAAGACGAATTAAGGGATGCTGAGAAGAATGGCATTATGGTCAATGAAATGAAATTGTCAATCGAAAAGAAATATGATAAACTTATCCAAAAGGAAAAGGAAAATCATCTTAAATATCTTAATGATTTGTCGCAAGAATATGCACGAAAGGAACTTGAATTGCGACAAGCATTAAAGGCAAGCGAACTTGACAATGAAGGAAGAAGAATTGACATTAACTATGAGGTAAGTTCATTCCAAGGCTCTTATGATTTTGATGCACAATACGGTGACAAGATACAAGCTGAAAAGGAATTTGCAAAGCAACGTCTTGCTATTGAACTTAAGTACTTGGAAGACAAGAAGAAACTTGATGATGACAATGCAAATCTTGAGTTCGACAATGAGATTATTGCTGAAAAGCAAAGATACCAAGACAGATTAAATGAATTGAAGTCATTCTTGGATGAAGGAAAACTTAATAATGAAGAATATAATTCATTCGTTGAAAGGGAAGCCCAGTTACATTCATCAACGATTCAATCAATTGAAACACAAAGAACAAATGAATTGAAGAATATCAATGATGAATATTTGAACAATGTTAAAACCGAAACATCAAAATCATTGACATCAACGGCAAATTTGTATTCTGAGTACCAGAAAAAAGTATCTGACATTATGTCAAAGGTAGGTACTGACAAGAATATCTTTGGTGTTACAGATTTCGGTGCAACAAAACAAAAGCTTCAAGATGCATATAAAACAGTTCAAGAAGGTATTGGAAAGATTGATGAAGAAATGTCCGACTTGGAGAAAAAACACAAGGATGGACAAATTGGAGTCTTGGACTACAAACAAGCAAAGGAGTCACTTGAAGAAACAAAAGATGCACTTGAAGGTGAAGGTGAAGAGATTAAGGAGAATATGGCACAGCTTGCAATGCAAATTGCAATGGAATGGAAACAAGTTATTGACCAGTATGTGGGTGTCATTGCATCATTCTTGCAAACCTTCAACGAAACGCAAATGCAGTTGATTGAGAATGAAATGTTGGAGGTTGAACATCAACTTGAAATCCAGCAAGAAGCTTATGATAAGGCTGAAGCAGCAGCAGAGGCACATAAGGAAAGAATGGATGAAATTGAGGATGAATTATCTGATGCTAGAGGTTCACGAAGACAGTTCTTGATTGATACACTTGCAGCACAACAAGCAGCATATCTTGAAGATGTTGCAGCACAACAAGATGCTGAAAAACAAAAGGAGAAACTTGAAAAGAGACAAGAGGCGCTTGAAAAGAAACGCAAGGAACAAGAAAAGAAAAGCAAGATACAACAAGCCATAATCAACACATATATGGCTGTAAGTAATGCTTTGGCTGTACAACCTTGGTTCGTTGGTTTGGCATTGAGTGCTGTTGCCTTGGGACTTGGATTGAAGAATGTGATGGCAATCAAATCAACTCCAGTATATGAGGATGGTGGTGTTATCCAAGGTGCAAGACATTCACAAGGCGGTGTTAAGGTACTAGGTGGACAAGCTGAGGTCGAGGGTGGCGAGTTTATAACAAACAGAAAATCCACGGCAGCAAATTTACCATTGTTACATTACATCAATGATAAGAAGAAAACTGTAACGGCAGAAGACTTGTTGGAATTCTTCAATAGTGGAACACCTAGAATGAGGTCACGAGCAACAAGCAAGTTTGCAAGCGGTGGACAATTGCCAACAACAAACGGTGCTGAAGTAACAAGGGTTGTTAATGTTGCTGACATTGCAGAGGACAATACAACATATGTTGTTTCAGTTATTGACATCCTGAATGCAACAGACAACTTGAAGAAAGTTCAAGTTCTCAGTGGA